ATATTCGGAGCAGGTAATGATTTACAGATTTATCATGATGGTACTAATAGTGCAGTACAAAACACTACAGGGGATTTATTAATTTATGGTGGTAATAATGAGGTAAGAATTCGAGCTGAAAATACTGAAGAAAGCATCGTAGCAACACCAAATAGTTCAGTAGATTTATATTATAACAACTCTAAAAAACTAGCCACAACCTCAACAGGCATAGACGTAACAGGTACAGCCACGTTTAGTTCTACAGTAAAAACTGCTAATGGATCTGCTTCAGCTCCAGCCTATTCATTTTCTGCTGATACTGATAGTGGGATGTTTTTGAATGGTGCTGGTTATCTCGCTTTAACAGTTGCAGGAAGCAAACAGTTAGAGCTTGGCGGTGGCATAATTTATACTGCATCAACTGGCAAGATTCGTTCCGCTACCAATAGTGGCACACTTGAATTGTCAGGTGGTGGTGCTCAAGTTGGTGGTCAGATTCTACTAAGTGGCGGAGCAAGTGATGGCAATGTCATTTTCAAGACATCACTTAGTTCATCAACTGCAACTGAAGCCATGAGAATTGACAGCAGTCAACGTGTTGGAATTAATACAAGCTCAATGTCTTCACCATTAGAAGTAAGATGTGATTCAAATAACAGAGGTATATCTATAGTTGAACAAGGTGTTGGTACTGAAACTTGGAAGCTAGGTGTTAATACTGATGGTGATTTAATATTCTTAGATTCTCTTGATACAACTGCATCTGTTACTTTCCAAGATGGAACAGGAAATATTTTTGCTGGAAGATCATCTGCTTATGGATCTGGAAAAATACAATCTTTTGTTGACCATACTGCAAACTTTGCTTCATCTGCTTTTGTTGCTGCAGATTCAACAGCTATGGCTGCAGGAGTAGGTGGAGAAATAGGATTTTATGGTAAGTATTCTTCTGCTGATGATTATGCTTTTTATGGTGGCATAAAAGGTTTTAAAGAAAATGGTACAGCTAGTAATACAGCTTGTGCATTAAGTTTTTATACAAGACCAACAGCTACAGCACCACAAGAGGTCATGCGCATAAGTTCGGCTGGCAACTTGTTAGTAGGTAAGACTTCTTCTAATGAAGCTACACCAGGACATGAGTTACTTGATTATGGTAGAGCTGTTCACACAGTAACAGCAACTACTGTTCAAGTTCTGAATCGTTTAGGTAATGATGGAAGTATTGTTAGTATTCAAAAAGATAGTTCAATAGTTGGAAGTATCTCTGTTACATCCTCAGCAACCACATACAACACCTCATCAGATGCAAGATTAAAAGATGTTACAGGTGAGGCAAAAGGGTTAGAAGTAATTAACAAACTCAACCCAGTAGCTTATAATTGGAAAACAGATAATAAATCTGATGAAGGCTTAATAGCCCAAGAAGTTGAAGAAATTGTACCTAATTCTGTCACCAAAAATGATGATGGATATTACCAAATGGATTACAGTAAACTTGTCACTCCATTAATTAAAGCAGTACAAGAACAACAAGAACAAATAGAATCACTAAGAAGTGAAATTGCTAAACTAAAAAGAGAATAATTATGGCAGATACATATACAACTAATTTAAACTTAACTAAACCAGAGGTAGGAAGTTCTACTAATACCTGGGGAACAAAGTTAAACGCAGACCTTGATGCACTTGATGCAATCTTTGCCTCCAATGGTACTTCAGTAGCATTAAACCTAGACGGAGCAGTAATAGATAGCTCTGTTATTGGTGGTACTACAGCAGCCGCAGGATCATTCACAACTTTATCAGCAAGCACATCTATTACAGGTACACTAGTCACAGCAGCACAAACAAACATAACAAGTGTTGGTGCATTAAATGGCGGTTCAATTACATCTGGTTTTGGAAGTATTAATGTGGGTTCTTCTGCAATCACTACAACTGGCACTGTTACAGGCGGAACTTTAGCAGGAACTTTATCTACAGCAGCTCAACCTAATATTACAAGTCTTGGTACGCTTACAGCTCTTACAGGTGGTACAGGAGATTTAAACTGGGATAGCGGAACTTTATTTGTAGACTCTTCAGATAATAGGGTGGGTGTTGGTACGACCAGTCCTAGTAGTGAATTTCATTGCAAAGGAGATGCCGACACAATAGCAAGAGTTGAACCTATTAACAATTCAGGTAAAGCTACTTTAATATTAAGCTCAACAGGTGCGGGAGATGGTGGTCTTCAATATGATTCCAACAGTAACCAAACGAATATGTTTAGTTATGGCACTATGACATTTAATGTCGGCACTGGCAACTTTGGTGGCAGCTATCCAGCAAATGAGAGGATGAGAATTAAAAGTAACGGAATAGTTTTAATTGGCACAACCACTGCTACGAATGGGCAACTAGAAGTCAAAAGCAACACAACTAATACTTATAAAGGATATTTTGCAAATTCAACAGCTAACTTTCAAAATATGAGACTTTATAGTGATGTTGGTGGAACACAAACAGAAACATTTAGAATTGAAAATGATGGTGATGTTAAAAACACTAATAACAGTTATGGCTCACTATCAGATAAAAGAATTAAACAAGATATTACAGATGCAAATTCTCAATGGGAAGATATAAAAAATCTTAAAATTGTAAATTACAAAAGAAAAGATCAGGTTGCAGAAGGTTTAGATATACCAATGATAGGTGTTATTGCTCAAGATTTAGAAGAAGCTGGAATGAATGGTTTGGTTTCTGAATCAATACCAAGCACAGGTGAAATTAGAGCTAATTCAGAATTTGGTACACTTGAAGATATTGTTGATAAAGATGGAAACATTGAAGGTGTTAAAGAAATACCAAAAGAAGGTGTTACTGTTAAATCTGTAAAATACTCTGTTCTATATATGAAGGCAATTAAAGCCTTACAAGAAGCAATAACAAAAATAGAAACTCTTGAAACAAGAGTACAAACATTGGAGAATAAATAATGGCAAATACATATACGTGGGATTGTAAAACAGTAGATGTTTACCCAAACCACGACAGTCATTCAGACGTTGTTTACAACGTACACTGGAGACTAAACGCAGTTAGCGACCAAAAAGATGCTGAAGGTAATGATTACACAGCTTCATCTTATGGCACTCACAGCGTTAATGCAGATGACATAACAAACTTTGTACCATTTGCTGATCTTACTAACGATTTAGTAAGTGGTTGGGTGATAGACGGAATAGGCGAAGATGAAGTCGCAAGCATGAAAGAAGGCTTAGACAACAACATCGCTGACCAAATCAATCCAACAAGCGAAACTAAAACCATAGGTAGTTAATAATGCCTTTACTACCAGTCACACCTCCCGCTGGAGTAGTCACCAATGGAACAGACTACGCTAATAAAGGGCGTTGGACTGATAGTAATTTAGTGCGTTTTCAAAATGGTTTTCTACGACCTATTGGCGGTTGGGAAAAAATAAAAAGTACAGCTTTAACAGGTACGCCTACAGGAATGTTTGCGTACATTACCAATTCTGGTAAAAAAGTTTTAGCCGTAGGAACAAGACAAAAGATTTATGTCAACCATGATGAAAATTGGTATGACATAACTCCTTCTGGTTTTGTTTCTGACCAAACAACTGACCCACTTGGATATGGTGCATATCATTACGATGTAGAAGATTATGGCGATGCTAGAAGTCAATCTGGATTATTCTTTGATGCTAAGTCATGGTCATTTGATAATTTTGGTGAAGATTTGCTTTTCTGTTGTGCAAGTGATGGCAAGATTTATAAATGGTCGCCTTCGTCACCTTCTACAATAGGAGCGCAACTAGCAAATTCTCCTACTGGTTGTTCTAGTATTTTAGTAACCAATGAACGTCATGTCGTAGCTTTAGGAGCAGGTGGCGACCCAAGAAAGGTGCAATGGTCATCCAGAGAATCAAGCACTACATGGACAGCAGCAGCAACTAATACTGCTGGTGATTTACAAATACCAACAGGCGGTACAGCATTAAGTGCTATTAAATGGCAAACAGATGTCATTATCTTTACCGATACAGGTATTGCAAGAATGTATTACACAGGCTCTCCTTTTATATACGGCATACAAGATGCTGGTACTAACTGTAAAGCTGCAAGCCCAAGAACTATTGTTACTGCTGGTAACTTTTTAGCATGGATGGGTGAAAACTCTTTCTTTGTATTTGATGGTTCGGTTAAAGAAATTAAGTGTGATGTAAGTGATACCGTTTTTGATAATCTTACATATCAATATAGACGTATTTCTTGCGGTGGTCATAACTCTAACTTTAATGAGATATGGTGGTTTTTCCCAACAGGAGAATTACAACAAACACCAAACAAATATGTGATATGGAATTATGTTGATAATGTTTGGTCAATCGGTGAAATGGATAGAGGATGTTGGATAGATCAAGGTGTCTTTGATTACCCGATTGCATGTGATTCACTTGGTAATGTTTACCAGCACGATAGCACTACATTAAACAATTCAGAGAATTTAGGTGCAGCAGTACCCTACGCACAATCAGGACCTATCGAAATAGGTAACGGTGATAACTATGTGCAATGTAATCAGATACTACCCGATGAAGAAGCAAATACATTACCTGGTGTTGTTATAAGTTTTACAGGAAGATTTACACCACTCGGAGCAGAAACAAATTTTGGTAACTTTACTTTTAATAGTGATGGTTACACCGATGCAAGATTTACAGCCAGACAAGTTCGTATGAAAGTTACTGGCACAACCAATCAAGAATTTCAGGTTGGTAATATACGATTAGATTTAAGAAACAGAGGTCGTAGATAGTGGCAAGAAAAACACTTACAAGACCTGGTGAAAGTTTTGATACAAATTACTTAAATTATTTAATATCAGAAGTAGAATATCAAACAGGTATTACTTTTAATAAAGGTGAAAGAATACAAATAAATGGTGGCGATGCTACCGAGTTAGTATTGGTGAGTCCAAATGGAACAAAATATAAAGTTAGTGTCGCAGACAACGGAACACTCTCTACCTCCACAACAGTCTAAAGAAGACTGGGAAGTAGAGTTTGAAAGGTTAGAACACCATATTATTCGTGCATTAAAGCACCAAGATATGTATAATTTAACTGATATTAAAGAAAAAATAGGCCAAGGAATGTTTCATATATGGCCTGGTAAGAACTCTGTAATGATAACAGAGTTTGTAGAATACCCCAGAGTAAAGGTGATGAATTTATTATTCTGTGGTGGTGACTACAGAGAGCTAGAAGCAATGATGCCTAGCTTTGAACAATTTGCAAAACATTTTGGATGCAAAAGAATTTATGGTGGTGGTCGTAAAGGCTGGCTACGAAAAATAAAACATCTTGGCTTTGACCAAGAATATCTGGTTAGAAAAGAATTATGAGTAAAGGAAAAACTGTAACACAATCAACAACTGATCCCCAACAAATGGCAATGTACCAAGACCTTTATGGTAAGGCTAAAGGTATAGCTGGACAACCTTTTGTTCCATATACAGGTGCAAGAGTTGCTGGATTTAATCCAGACCAATTAAAATCTTTCGATGCGACAAGAGGAATGTTTAATCAATCTATGGGCTTCAATCCAAGAGATAGAATTAATACTTTAGCAAACCAAGACGCACCAAGTTTATTAGACACAGATATAAGTGCATACCAAAATCCTTTTCAAGAACAAGTTATAGATAATGCTATGGCTGACTTGAACAGAGGGAGACAAATGCAAATACAAAGTGACCAAGATGCAGCAATCGGAAGAGGTGCATTTGGTGGTTCACGTTCAGCTATATTAGAATCAGAAACAAACAGAAACTTTGCAGATAGAGCTGGTAATCTTGCATCTAGCTTACGTTCACAAGGCTTTGACAAAGCGACAAGTTTGGCTGGACAAGATATGAGCAGAGATATGCAAAACCGACAATTCCAATCTGGTTTATTAGGCGGACAATTAAGCGACCAATACAGAAACTTAGGAATGTTATCTGGTATAGGTTCACAACAACAAGGACTACAACAAGCTGGAATGGATGCTGGATATGGCGAGTTTATGAGAGCCTTGGGTTACGGCCCACAACAACTTGGTCTATTGGCTCAAGGTGTTAGTGCGTTGCCTACGCAGACTAATCAATCTAATAGTTACAAACCTGGAACGTTAGATCAGTTAGGACAGGTAGCATCTATTTTTTCTGGTTTTGGTTTTGGACAAGGTTAATAGGAGATAATTATGGCAAATATATTTTCAAATTTTGGTAATAAAGTAGGAAATGCTTTTACTAATCTTGGTCAAGGCGGAAATTTATTTAATGCAAATCCTGTAGAAATAGCAGCTTTATCTGATGAAGATAAAAAAAGATTTAGAAATGAAGGATTAGAAAGATTTGCTAACTCTTTAGGTGTAGCAGCAGCTATAGGTAGTGGTGACTCACAAAGAATAGCTTTAGCTCAAAATAAAATAAGACAAACAAAAATTGATAAAGAAAATGCTAGAGCAAAAGCAGAGCAGAAAGCAGCCTATGATAGACAATATAATTTGTTAAGTGAAGATCAAAAAAGAATAGTTGACCGACAAAATGCTGGTATTAAATTAAATAACAAAGGCTCTTTACCGTCATCTATTAAAGAATTTGAATATTCTTTAACCAATCCAGATTATGCTAAATTTATGGAAGATAGAAAATCTGACACAAATATAAATACTGGCATAAGCGGTTTCCAAAAATCAGCGGTTGATGCTTACAACAATGTTCAAGCAGAAGCTAAAGATGCAAGAGTAATTAATACAAGTTTAGATACTCTTGATAATTTATTAAATAAAGGTGTTAATACTGGTTTTGGTTCAAGTGTTGGTTTAAGCCTTCAAAGAATTGGTCAAAGTATTATAGGAGAAGATTACAAAGTTCCAGAAATTGCTGGAAGAGAAGCCTTCCAAGCTGAAACAACAAAACTTATCCTACCTCTTGTAAAACAACTTGGTGTAAACCCAACAGATAAAGATTTAGATTTTGTAAAAACAGGTGCTATTGAACTTAGTAAGTCTGAAGCTGGTAATAGAATTATGATAGCTGGTCTTAGACTTTCACAACAAAGAAAATTAGATGAAGCTAATTTTGATAATCAGTTTTACATCAACTATCCTCAAGCAACAATAATGGAAAGAAATG